CCTGAAGTGCAGCCTGAGCAGTGTCCTTGTGCCTTGCGGTGCCGCTGTAGTAGCTCTCCCCATCGGCGCTCTCGCCTGCCAGAGCCTTGAACATGCGACCCTTGCCGACACCCTGAAGACCGGCGAGAACAAGCACGGAGTCGAACAGCTTGCCGGGGGTGTAGAGCCTCGACATCATTCCGAGCAGGAACATGCGGCCATAGTCACCGGTCAGGACATACTCATCTTCGGAGATTCCAAACCTCTCCTTGAGATCATCGAGGTCTATGTTGCCGAACGGGTCGCGAACGTCATCGGGGTAGACGGCATCCTGAAGCCATGTGTCGATGCGAGCGTGACCATCCCACTTGAGGGCGTCAATGTCATCGCGGAGAGGGTGCCTACAATCCTCCTTCGCCGCCTTCGCTGTCGCTGACTTGACCATGGGAAAGCTAAACTTCGGTGTCCAGTTGTAGGTCTGCTCACAGTGGGTGAAGAGGTCAGCCTCCCATGAGTCGAGGTCCACCTTGCCGTCTCCGTTGTAGACCTCCTTGTCCCACTCATTGAACCAGAGCGCGAAGCGGGGATCCTGCGTCAGAATGGTATGGAGGTTGGTGTTGGTGTTGTCCACTCTGGTCACGCCCTGCTGGTTCGTGACGGTGTTGAGGGTCGGCAGTCTCGGGTCTACCGGAGGCGGGGGGTTGTCCCTGTTCTCCTTGACGCGACGAGCCGTGCTCATCTCATTGCTGGCTGCTGCAAGGGCGTGCTTGAGCGTCGTGGAACCTCTACCGGGAGGCACCCGGTAGTTCGCCATGTGCTCAGGAAAGATGCCGGTAGCGAGCAGCAGGCCAATCTCGTCGTCGGCTGAGGGGTTGCGCCGAGCTACAGCAGCAGCGACCCGGATCGCGTTGCCGACCAGAGGTGTCACGTCTTCGCCGTCAACCTGACCCCATGAGGTTCCGAGGCAGTCAAGGTGGACGTGGTTGTCAGCGTCCCTGTCGTGGTCCTTCTCGTTGGTAATCTTCGCGATGATGGTGAAGGCAAGCCACTCAGCCAGTTCGTCCTGTTTGCCCTCGGGGCACTCCACAAGGAAACCGTCACGGTTCGGGACCACGACCCTGCCGTGGAACTGCTCAGCGAACTGTGCGTGGTTGAAGACCTTGTTGAGCATCGCAGCCTCAGCCCTCATCATCGCGCAACCCAGAGCAGCGCGAACGGTGATGTGCTTGTCCTTCGCCTTGCGGGCAGCACGCCACTCCTCCTCGACGTAGACCTCCTGACGACGTGCCTCGACCCAAGCCCCTGCCGTCGTCCACTTGTCGGTCCAGAGGGCGTCTGAGGTGTCAACGAAAGCCTCGGAGTCATCGAAGGACCAGCCTGTCTCCTTGCCGATTCGGTCCGCTCCACCTCCGTTCATGTAGATATTGACCGCGAGCTTCTTCTCAGAGCGCGGTGCGCCGGTAGGAATGGTCACCGGGAGGGTGTCGTAGAAGTCTCCCGGCTGCTCCCAGAAGGCAATCATATCGGGGTCGCCGCTCTGGTAGGCGACAATCTGCCAGTGGCAGGCAGTCACGTCCACGTCGATGAGCCGGTTGCCGGGGTCGGTCACCGTGATCGCCGGACGCCACTCCTTCGGGATGCTCTGAAGAAGGAATGTGCCGTGGGTGTGGACACGTCCGTCGATGCCAATCTTCATGGCGGGCTTGACTACGCCTCGCTCCAAGATGACAGCGTGAGGGAGTTTATCGAGTTTCTTGTCCTCGATTTCCAGCAGCTTCTCTGGGTCGAGGTCGATGGTTCCGATGAGCTTGTGGAGGGCGATAGCGTTAATGCCACACTGGACATTCGCCGCCCACGACGGTAGATTACTTGCAGTCATTAGGTTCCTTGAACCCTCTCCCCAAGCTCACGTCAACGGCAGGGGGGAGGGTTTTCTTTTTAGTGAAAAGTGAAAGGGTGTGACGAGCACCCAGAAGGTAGCACGGTCAGCCGCCGTTCTTCATCCGCATCAAAATCTCTGCCATCTTCTCTGTGATGATGACTTCCCCGCCAAGCAGGTCACCGCTGAAGTAGTCAGCGAGGTACTTTGCCTTCTCTCTCGGCAGACCTTGTTTCACCAGAGTCTTGACGAGTTCGCGCTTTGCTTTGCGTTTGGTCATGCCTTCACCTCAGCAGCGAGGCGGGCGTTCTCTGCCTTCAGTTCTCTCATCTCTTCCTCTCTGTCCTTGATGACCTGCCAGAGTTCGTGGCGGGTCTGCGACCGGTCACCAGTCTCCTCGTCGTGGTTGCGACGTGCCCACTCAGCAGCCTCAAGCTGAGCGTTCCGCTCCATCATCAAGCGGAGCACTGCGATGGCGTCAGCGTCCGTGTAGCCCTTGCCACAGTTCGCAGCGAGGGACTTGCAGGCGTAGCTGAAGGTGTCGTTGACGTGGCGGGCGGCATCAAGGAACTGACCGACGCCGGGGTGCCAGTGTGCTTGGTGCAGTTTGAGGATCGCCTCAAAAGGGTCCGGGTAGGGGAATTCCCTCTCGTCCGTGCTGGCGGCACCGGCACGCTGCTCGTTCTTCTCCCACTGAGCCGAGATGAGTCGGTCAACCAGTGCGGTCTGAGACAAGTCCTTGTCGTAGGCCATGGCCTGAAGTTTCTCCAGAGTCTCTTCTCTGAAGCGCATCGAGGTCTGTTTCTTGCTCACGGTGTTTCTCCTGTTTGGCCTCCTATACATACCTCATTCTATATCAGGGTGCAAACAAGGTGAGGTACATTAACCCCAAGCATCTACTGTGAACCCCTGCCTTCACACGATTGTCGTGGTTGTAGCCCGGTAGTGGTGAGGGTGGTCCTGTTCGGTGAACCCTTGTGAACCCCCTGCCTTCACACTTTATGGGAGGTTGTTCCTGCGCTTTCCCTTACTGTGAACCCATACTCTCTTTTATAAGGAGGAGTAGTAAGAAAAGAAGAAAAAGTGTAGGAGGTACACATTTATATATTTCTATAGGGAGAGGCAGAGCCGTTTGGCCTTCACGCCTTCACACCCCCGGACAACCCACCGGCAAACGGAGGTATCGCGTGAAGGCACCCCCTTCACCGGGCTTCACCGGGCTTCACAAAAGGAAACCTCCCCAACCCCGGCCCCTGCAATGCAGAGGAGACGCGAGGCGAGGGAGGCAGAGGGTCAGGCTCCCTCCAGCACTACCTCAGTGTTGGACCTGCCCTCCCATTCAAGCTAAGCTGATGGGGAGGCATTGTCATGGGTGTCTCCCGGTGAGGCTGGTTACCTCAAGGGTCTCGGACCAGTTCCCACGGTCCTCCCGCTCCGGTCGTAGTGTTTCTTGGTGTGTAGCTCTCTCGCGGTCTTGGCAGGCTTGCAAGGGGGCTACACCTATATGGCGAGCAGGGGGGAAAACAGGGTAGAATAGGGGCACAGGAGGGGCAATGCCACAGGTCTACGTGTCGAAGCGAGAGAAGGCTCTGAAAGAGGCTCTGGTGAACCGGGACGTAGAAGCCTTGTTCTGGTGGATCGTAGACGAGCACAAGGTCAGTCTTCTCAACGCGGAGAAGTCACCGCTCAACCCCGGACTGTTCCGCCTTGCCCTTGAACACCTCAGCCGACTCCACCTGAAGCGCGGCAATGACCTCGATGAAGCAGCCGGGACCGCTGCCTCGGAATTGGAGTCGGCATTGAGGCTCATTAAGTGAGCGTGTACATACCGGCGAAGGTTCCCCCGGCACTGCACAAGAAGGTCACCGGCATCATCGCAGACGTGTCGAAGTTCGCTCAGCTTCACAAGATTCAGGACAAGGACACCAAGTGTCCGGTCCAGTGGAACAGCAGTCCGATGCAGGACAAGATATTTGAGGCAGTGAAGCAGGGGCACAACAGAATCATCATCGGCAAGGCTCGACAGGTCTACGCGACGACGGGCTGCAAGATGGTGCTCAACCAGATGGCGTATGCCACACCCTACGAGGCCATGCACGCCGTTGTGTCCATGAGAGCAGACTCAGCGACCATGCTCCTTGACGACTACCGCCGATGGATTGAAGACCCACCCAGCGTCCTCAAGCGACCCATCGCGAGCAAGGCGAAGACCATCATCAAGTATGGAGACACCGGAGCCTCAGTGCAGGCGTTCACCTCTCGGTCGGTAGACGGGCTACGGTCCTTCACCCCGGTCGCCGCGCTCATCTCTGAGGCGGGCTACGCCCCGGACCTTGAAGAAGTCATCGCTGCTGCTGATGCTGCTGTCGGGGAGGGTCTGCTCATGGTCGAGAGCACTGTGAAGAACCCTGCGGACTACTTCAGCAAGCTCCTGCTCAACGCGCCCAGCAACGGGTGGCACTTGTTGACAATGTACTGGTGGGAGCATCCCGCCTACCGCGACGAAGTGATCCCAGAGGAGTTTCTGGAGAACGGGGTGTTCGTCCCGACCGTCGAGGAGGAGCAGCTTTCGGTCAAGCTCAACACTCACCTCGACCCTCATCAACTGTCGTGGCGTCGTCGTGTTCGTCGCCGTGTCGGCATACACAAGTTTGAC